GAAAGTTTAGTAGTGTGTTTAGCGACTTTTGGCGAATTCCAGCAACAATGCCTTCTGTGACCTTATCTTTAACATCGTAATCTAGCGAGCTAGCTGCATTAACAAGCATACTCACTGAACGATTAACTGCTTCTAGTTTCTGAAAGCTTTGACGATATGTTATCTTGCTTTCCGAACCAATTTGCGTACCTGCTTCTTGAGCAATACGCGTTTGTGCTGGATTGAGTTTTTCAACAATCCAATCTGTAAATCTTGACATAGTTTTCCCTTAGACGAACTCTGAGAAAAAACTACCAAAGCTCTTTTTGGGTACAACCACATCCACCACATCACCAGTATGTTTTGCACGCTGCGTCTCTATCCAGTGAGCCTGTTTGGGTTCACTGCCAGGGCGGGGAGCTTTACCGTAAACACTATGTAACGCTACATGATGACGATTACAAAGGGTGTAAACTTGGTCATATAACTCTACTTGGTGCTCATCAATAAACTCATCTCGCACAGCTAAAATACCGGCATCTGTTGAAATATCGTAACCTTTAGCTTCAGACCATTTATCTAGGAGTATAGTAACTGAATGTAGGTGGTGCAGTTCTAGGTCTGTGGTCGAACCACAAACGCAACACTGCGTTTTCTTCTCGTAGGCTGCCTTAGCCCTATCACGAACCCACTTTACAGGGATTCGCTTATTTGTGTTTTTTGCCATTATTTCAAAGTACTCCACAATTACCTAGTATTATAGCAGAATAGCAAACAAAAGTCAATGCTTAAATTTTTTCTACCATTATAGTGTGTATGTATATAGTGCGTACCTAATGGCATCTGCCATGTGACTATAATCATCATGCATTGGTCGTTCACGTTGCAGCCCCTCACGTTGGTCCCAGCGATACTGGTCAAACATGGCTCGCACGTTAGTGCAATGTGGGGCAACTTTTAATCGACCTTGTTGTAATAAGGTCTGAACATACGCAATGCCTGGTAAGACATCTTTTTTAGCTTTGGTAGTTGAAATGTTGTAAAGGTAAGCCAAGTCACTAGCAAACTGTGCAGCAGCCGAGTCAATAAAAGTTACTTCAACTCCATGCTTTTCATTCATTGCTGTGAATACTGCAGCGTGCTCTTGAGTAGTTTTTTCTGACTCTAAGTATTCGTCGACAACAAAAAAGCAATCGCGGTTCCAATCGTACACGATAGCGCAATAAGCAGTAGCGTCTCTGTAACCAGGGTCGCATCCAGCAAACGCTTCGCCTTTAATATCTTCGGGAATTTCAACAACATCTGTATCCTGTAGTGTGTAAATCTGACCCTCAAATACGGAAAATGAGGCTAAGTATTCTTGTTCGAACTCTGACTTTGACATTGATCGACGCGCTTCAGCAACGTCAGTTTCAGACATGCGAGTATTCTCTGTGTAATCAGCTTGTAGGCTAATCCACTCTGGGAAACCTGGATCAAATCCACGATTCCAAAATTGTGAAAACCAATTGTTACGACCACGAGGGGTTGAGATAAAAATGGCTTTGGCTTGGGGTTTATCTAGCGTAGGACGCAGTGCAACATTAAATGCAGCTTCACCGCCTTCACCTAGTGCAGCCTCGTCAAATATGATTAAGTCATACGATCTACCAACAGTTGAATCAACGGTACTAAGAGAGCCCATACGAATAGTACTTCCGTTGGACAGTTCAATGATTTTATCTTTGAGGTTATCGCGCGCAACTTCGAGGTCAAAGTGCTTGATGAGTTTACGTTGTAGTTCAAATGATATGGAGCTTAGGTTATAGTTTGGTGAAATGATCAGCACGTTGCTGCCGGGTACTAGTGTAACTAGTTGCCCAATTACGTTAGCTATGTAAGTTTTGCCTAGTCGTCGGGCAAGTGCAGCACAAATGAACCGGTACTTGGGATCGTTGACTGCGTTGATTAGTGCAACCTGTGGGCGATTGATTGTATCGTATACATCTAGCAGCTTTAGGTAGTTTGTTATGGGTAGCTTAATAAACCTCTGTTGAGGATCTATTTCAGTTATTGCATCAACATTGATATTTGGTCGTGAGACTGTAAGCATTATTTTGTAGCCTTTGCTAGTTCACGATAGCTTTGTGTGGTTGGATGTACTTTGTCGCTGCTTGGGGTAAATGGCAGGACTGTGTCATTATACTGCTCAGCAATTTCGCGAATGTGTGATTGTATATGTGGTTTGACGGCTGGTAAAATCCAAAACACTTTGGCAACGCCAACCTTCTCACGTATGCGTTGCAGCTCAGCTTTAGTTTTAACTCCACTATGATCATTACTGCCTAAACTGATAATTACAGTTTTAGCTGACAAGTTATTTTTTAAGTAGTCACGATTCCATTGCCAAGTATTCCAGCCGCCTTTAACATAGGCTACGCACTCTGGTCTTTGCCTATGAGTACCTACGGCAATTGAGTCGCCTAAAATTAAACAGTCTAACATTAATACTTTCCTGATGCAAGTACAATCTTGCAAATGTGCTCTAAGCGTTCTATATGTTCATAAGCACGCCAAGGTGAGGTGTCTACGGCAATTACACCATGTCTGTCCATACCTACTATGTTGTAGGCAATGTCTCCGCTATCCTTATTGTACCCTAGTGCATCAATGCACGAATCTGCTAGTTCTTGCGATATAGGCGGTAACATGGGTACGTTAGGCGCTACGCTGGTATACCTGCTAAGTTCTGGAAATTCTTTTAGTAACTCGGGCAGTTGAATACCTGCATACATTGCTGCTACAGTATAGGTTGGATGAAAGTGTAAAATTACTCTGACCTCAGTATTAATCTTCTGCTGAAGTCCAAAGTGCATAGGCAATTCGCCACTAGGCTTTAAGTTTTGACTAATGTCTGTATACAGTAAGGGAATTGCGTATAAACCATAACCAGTGGATCTAATACCCATCTTTTTAAACTGATCTGGTTGCAGGGTTTGTTTACGAACACCTGTAGGCGTAACATAAAAATGATCTCGATCTTGGTGACGTATTGAGGCATTACCATCACGCGATGTAATCCAATTACGTTTATAAGCATCTGTCATTACTTCACATATTGTTTCTAGCATTTTATATTTTGGGTCCGTTAAATATTTGAGTGCTTTCTGTACCTGTACCTAGTACGCAAGCTATTTTATCATTAAACTGGATTATTGTCCAGGTTTTGGTTTGTTGGTTAACAAACACGCTGTACTTTGATACTTCAGCACCAGGCTCTATACCTAACCACAAAGGAGTTTCTTTGTAATCACTACTTGTTAATCCTTGTAGTAACATTTTAGTTTCTGTACAAGTTACGGGCTTTTGTATAACTATGGACTGTGCTGCTGCTAGACTTGAGATGAGTAAAGTTAAAAATAAGAAATACTTCATTATACATTAAAGCTACTTCCACACCCGCAAGTGTGTTTAGCATTTGGATTTGTTATAATAAATTCTTTTGACATAAAAGAACCTTTGTAGTCTATAGTGCATCCAGTTAAGTACTGCATGCTCATAGCATCTACTAATAGTTTTGAATTATCTAGTGGTACTTCGAAGTCGTCTGCATTAACAACTTCATCTAGTGTAAACCCGTAATTAAAGCCCGAGCATCCACCGCCTTGAACAAATGTTCTAAGGTAAAGTAGTGGATTGTTTTCTTCTGCTAATATGTCTAAAATCTTAGACTTTGCAGCATCTGTAATTGTAATCATGAATAGCCGCCTTTATAGCATCTTCTGCTAGGATTGAACAATGGATTTTAACTGGTGGTAGCGCTAGTTCGGTGGCAATGTCCGAGTTGGTGATTGTTCCGGCTTGGGCAAGTGTTTTTCCTTTGACCCACTCCGTAACAAGGCTCGAACTTGCAATAGCCGATCCGCAGCCATACGTTTTAAATTTTGCATCTGTAATAATACCTGTATCATTGTCAACCTTTATTTGTAAACGCATTACATCCCCGCAAGCAGGTGCCCCAACCATACCAGTACCAATACTAGTATCACTCTTATCAAAAGATCCGACATTCCTGGGATTTTCATAATGGTCTAGTACTTGTTGTGAATAACTCATACACCTTCTCCGGTGATTAAACGCTGTACTAGCTGTGAATACTTTGATCCATCTAGTGCGTCATTTATTTGAACATTGACTTGTTTTTGTGGGCCAACAGCTTGTTGCGCTTTGGCTAGCTGTATTTCACGATCCATTAGGTCCATTGACATTTTATGGGACATTTGTAAGAGTTCAGCAATATCTTTTGTGCTACCAGTTTGTGATTCCTCCAGCTCCGAAAACTTCTGCTTGATTAGTGCATCCATTGCACGGCGCATCAAAAATCTGTTGTTGTATCCTGAATCAAAGAATACTGAATCAATATATGATTTTACTTCACGTTTGGCTAATAAGTTAGTTACCACTTCAGGGTCTAAATCTAATTCTTGGGCAAC